AGGATGTCAGCTTCACCCATGCTCTTGTTGAGCGACAGGCCCAGCTCTGCGGCGCTCAGGCACGCCTTCAGCAGCGATGCGCGGTCACAGTCCAGCAGATCCATGTTGTCAGCGACAGCTGCCACCACGATAGCTTGGAACTTATCGACCGTCATGGCCTGCGGGAGAAGACTACGGAGATGCCCTTCGCGCATCGCCAGCTCCTGCTTAAACCGATCCATCGGCTTGGCTGGAACCATCTCGTTACTTGTTGCCATTCTTCAATTCCTCTTCCAAATCTTCAATCATCAACTCGATAGCACGCTCGACAGTAGCTCGAAGCGTGGGCTTCAGCGGGTGTCGGGCTGCAACTGTGCGCAACCTTGCCAGCAGAACCCTATCGATCCGCATCATAACAATATCCTTCATCATGTGATCCTTACGTTTGTATAGCCAGAGCGCTTTCCGATTAATGTGCCAACCATGTCAGGCGTGATTTCCTTGCCGGGATTGCTGGCAACATTACTGATCGACATCTTATGTTCTCCGCACTTGACCGAAGCCTTGTCCTGCGATGTGTTCATAAGCTCCAGCTTCGCACGGGCCTTCATTAGAATCATGGCCTTGGCTTCGTCAGCACGAGCTGCGGCATTCTTCTCGTCTTCCTTGGCGGTCTTATAGTCCGAGAAGAGCAGCGCGTCTGCGTCATCGAGCACCACATCGCTCTTGGGCAGCGTCCCCATGAGCTTCGTGATAGCGCCAACGTCCGTCGTGTAATCAGGCTCAGGCTCCTTGCCGTCGGCAATCGACTGCCAGAACGCTGTGATCTCATGCTTGATAGCGTCAATGATGTTGTCATTGCGCGGGATCTTCATGCGGCGCGGCTCGTCATCGATCAGGGCAACAAGCCATGCGTGATCCGAAGTCGTGCAAGCCAGCTGGTGCTGCACCTGAAGCAGATAGTTCTCAGGCGCTTCATCAATCTCTTCGCCATTGTAGTGCCAGCCATAGCCACGCGCAGACCATTTGATCTCCACGGGAGCATTGCCTGTGATGTAATCGAACGACGCTCCCATGCCGGGGCAATCATCGACAGTGTAATAGTCACTGACCTTCCCAAGATCCATTGACCAACGGTGAGAAGCCCAGTTTGCAATACCGCTCTCAAGGAATGTCCCAGCTTGCACAGCCTTATTCCCAGAGATGTCCTCCGGCGGCAGCTTGCCGGCCTTCTCCATCCACAGTTGCCAGCGGCTCGAATAGGGCGAAAGCCCAAACAACGCAGCAACATCGCTCCCACCAATGTGCTGAGAACGCAACTCGTGCCAGTGCTTCTGGTCACGTACTTGTATAATAGCCATTTTTATTCTCCGGTTGTGGCCGTATCTAGTCGGCCTACACATGGCATACAGTTGTCTACATAGTGATGTCAAGACCCTTGTAAACATCTTCAACAGACCGGGCCAAAATATATATCCCGCCGCGCTTTTCCCACGCATTCTGCCATGCTGCTTGGGCCAGCCTCTGCTTTCCCTTCTCGGTCTTGACCTCGATAGCGAACGCTCGGCCCGGTGACATAACCCCAAGCAGATCGGGCGTCCCCTCAGGTGCGGACTGGATGACACGGGCTCCGCCATCGAGCGGTCGGAACTTGCCCACGTTGATGCGGAACATCATGATGTCCTGCCTCTGGCCCAGAGCGAGGCGGATCTCCTGCTGGATTGCAGCTTCTGATCTCACTGCAGGGTTTCCGGCTGCTCATCGTTATTCAGCTGCTCCAGCGCGGCCTCAGTAGCAGCCATCATGGCAGCAAAGCACCGATGGATGTCGATCTCTTGTATCTTCCGGTCTTCATGCCACTGATCAATCACATGCAGCATCTCGAATGTCAGCGCATGGATCAGCGATATTGGCACAATTACCGAATGGAATCCTGCGTCTTCCCCATCGTCATCTTCCATATCGCTGCCCTTTCTTCTGCCGTCAGGCCGTTGGTTGTTTGAGCATCGCGCATACCGACCTTCTTGGCAAGTCGCGACGCCTCTTGCCCGCAGATAACATTGAATGCCCACTGCGTAGGATTCTTGTAGCCGCGCTTGCGTGCGACACTGGTGAGAACTCGATGCCTCTTCTGCATCAATCCCTCTTGCGTGCTAATGTCTGGATCATCGTCCCGGCTGGTCATCACCAGATCGCCATCAACGTGCTTCACTTTTCTGGCCGTGACAGGGTAAACGTGGCCGCACATGGGGCATGTAGGCGTCGGCTTGTGAACCGCGAAGCAGGCGGTGCATGTCCGAACAGACACGACCTTCTCCGCATTCTTGCCGCGCCCCGTTACAAAGCCATCGGCTAGGCTCCAGTCCCTCTCATCGTCAATGAATCCATGACGGGCGGTGTTGCCTGCGTGATCAAGGATAATCGTGCGCTCCTTGTCAGGGTGCGGCCTGATTGCTCGACCGCATTGCTGCAGGAACAGCCCAAGGGATTTGGTCGGGCGCAGCAGGATCGCGACCTCGACGGACGGAAGATCGAAGCCTTCGCTCACCAGATCGCAGCTCGTCAGGATCTGAACGCGGCCATCCTCGAATGCTTTGAGAACGCCATCCCGCTCGGTGTCGTCCATGCCACCGTCAATGTGGACGGCATCATAGCCAGAGCTGCGGAAGTCCTCAGCCACATCCTTGGCGTGCTTAACGCTGACGCAGAACGCAATCGCCTTCTTGCCATCCGCGTATTTGCTATAGTGCTTGACCGCGCTGCCCGTGATGATCGGCTTATCCATTGCGTCTTCGAGCTGCTTGGATACGTAATCGCCCATGCGCGTGCCCACAGAGCCCAGATCAGGGGCGCTTGGTGCATAGACAATAGCGGGGGAAAGAAAGCCCTGTGCGGTCAGCTCAGCGACTGTAGGCCCCATCACCATGTCATCGAACATCTGGCCCATCCCTTTGCCGTCAAGGCGCTCAGGTGTAGCCGTAACGCCAAGCACACGGGCAGACGGAAAGCCAGCCACGACCTTGCCCCAGCTGCTGGCGGGGGTGAAGTGATGCGCTTCGTCACCGATGATTAGATCGAACGGCTTCATAGCCTTCATCCGCCGCACCAGCGTGAACACGGATGCCACCACCACATTGGCAATAGGAACGCCCGGCGTGCCCCCAGACAGAACAGCGTGAGATACACCGACCTTCTTCAGTGCGCCGCTGATTTGCTTGAGCAGCTCACGCCTGTGCGCCACAATCAGGATGCGCTTGTTATTCTTCGCCATGCCTGCTGCGATGTAGCTGAAGATAACCGTCTTGCCCGATCCCGTAGGGGAAACGAGCAGGGTTTTCTTGTGCCCAGCGCGAAAGCTGTCACGCACAGCCTGAACGGCTGATTCTTGGTAGTCTCTAAGCTGAACCATGTGTTTCCTTATGTGGCAGACTATCTTCGCCCCGGCCTGCCAGCAGGGTTCCAAAGTGCCTTAACGACACGACCGAAGCTGATCTTCTTCCAACAGGTGATGCAGGTTGAGGCGCTTGGCCTCGTGCTCAAGGCTTTGGACTTTGCGTCGCGCAAGATCCAGCTGCTGAGGCAAGATCCTGATCCGGTATTTCATGTATCGCAGTTGGTCGTCGTTCAAAACCGAATCTCCTCATCATCCCATTCGTAAATGTCCCATCCGAAATTATATTGCAGGAATTGGCGCAGGGTCATTTGCTTTCCTTTAGTGCTGCGAGGACTTCGTCCAATGCTCGACGCGATACGCCCACCATTTCTCCATCCGCGTCAATTTGCTTTTGTCCGTTCCGAAGCGCATCTAACGCAGCGGCTGGTATCTCCCGCGCTATCTTGAGCGCATCGGTCTGTTGTTCCGCTACCGCTTTGATGGCAGATGCGTAGACTAATCCGATTTCCCCGACGGATAGCCCCTGCTCGGTCTGGGGTTGGCGGAGGGCTTTGCCGCATGATGGACATTCGTCTTGACGTATCTTTTTAAGATATACCTCGGTCATTTCGTTTCTCCCGTATGTAAAACCAGTCAGCCCACGAAATGCGGCCAGACCTGCTCCCCGAAAAGTAGAAGCAACTTCGCCCCTTGCGTTTGTCGGCCATCTCAATGCGCTTAGTTTGGATTGGGTTGGTCATTGCCCCTTCTCCCGTATCTCCAGCCCACGGGCTTCCAGTGCGGCGCGGAGGCGGTGCGCTGCAAAGGCTTGAACGCAATCCCAATCATCGTGCATACCCATTTCTATCTCTGCCGCTGTTGACTTATCGTGAAGGCTAGACGGCTCACCCATATTCTTTAGATAAAGCGCGGCTGCTGCGTTTCGGTCATCCTGCGTGACTGGTGTCATCATATTCGTTTCCTTCTCACGCATCTGCTCGTTAAATGCTGCCCGTTCTTCAGCTACCTTTGCAACGCGCTCGAAACTTTCACTTAATGCAAGTTTGTGGAAATTGTCGTCAGTCATTACCCCTTCTCCCGTATTTCCAGCCCACGCGCTTCCAGTGCGGCGCAGGGTATGCGCGATTGCTCTAATGCGTCTGCTAACTCCAAGGCTTTTTGTGCGGGTCATTGCGTGGCCTTGGCGGCGACAGAAACCTCGCGGTGATAGCCGTCAATCTCGATGCTGAAAGTTGCGATGGTTCCCGCTGGCTGCGTTCGGAGCGACTGCGCAGCAAAGATTAGTTCCTCACCAAACTCAATTGCCAATCTATTACGCGCTTTTTCATCGGCCCTGTGTTGAGCAAGCACTGCGCAGAGCGCATCGAAGCGGTTGAGTTCGTTGTTGTCCACTGCCCAATAATGCATGTCGGAAACGCTATCGAAACCAAGGTGCTTTAGCGCGGCGGCGATGTCGTGTTCATCAGTCATTGCCCCTTTTCCCGTATCTCAAAGCCAAGGGCGTCCAGTGCGGCGCTCAATGATGGCGCACAACTGTCGATGACAGCATCGGCCCATCCAGCCTTTTTCATCACCTCCACCAGCGGGTCAGGCTTGGGCTTGGGCTTGGGGATGATGAGGCTGCGTAAAGTGTCAATAATAAGGTGACGCTCTATTGGCGGACCGTCTAGGTAGCCCTCCACCACATCGCTTACCTCTTGCTTAAAGGCACTAAGCTTTTGCTCGGTGGCTTCGCAGTTGGGGCAGTGTTGTGTTTTAATCATTGTTCTATCCTAATCTCGTTATGAATGTGACGCCGTCGATCGTGCGGCACTTGAAGCACTTGCCGTTGCGTATGCCATACTGGCTGACGTTGCGGCTGGTGCGCTTGGCATCACCGCGCTTGTCGGCTGGCATGGTCGCCA